CCCGACACAGATTGAGTAACACCATATCCAACTGCAATATTTGTAATTCCGGATGCTACTGAAGTATTAACACCTACTAAAATTTGATCTGCCTTTGAATCGATAATCCCAACCTTGAGACCATTTGACCAAGATCCTGGATTTCTTGCAGCAACAACTACTCCAGAAAGAGTATTTTCATCATATCCTAAAGCATTATAATGATCTAAACTGTCAATTTTTACACTAGAGGCAGTTCCTACAAATCCGTTTCTTAAATCATTATCATTTGCTCTTACAACTCTAAGAGATCCGCCATATGCTAAATATGAAGAAGCGGATAACCAATGTTCATAATGCTTGTCTGTTGGGTATGGTTCTCCAAAATTGATTAGTAAATCGTTCTCATTTTCAACTAAAGTTGGTGAATCTACAGGCCCTTTTGCAAAAGGAGCAACAATTGCACCAATTTTGTCGGATGAGGGAGTAGTTCTTCCAAGTGTTAAATCAACCTCTCTTACTACAATTCCAGGAGATGCTAAATTAAGCGGCATCTTTATTCTCCTCTACAATTCCAGAATATTCTAGAAGTATTTATAATTTCCTACTTCTTAATCTAATGATATTCCCACATATAAGATCTATCACCATATTCATCGACATTCCATACTTCTAAGGCATTATTCTCTCTTTTTGCTCCTGCAAATATCCACCGATCTCCTGTTTCTTCATCGATTGTTACGTTCATGTCTTCTAATCCATCAGAAATAAATCCAAAAGGAGACATATCTTGTTCAATTTGATTTTTTTGTTCCTCATAGATTCTTTTACGAACATCATTGTCCGTCATTTCTTTAAAATAATCTTGAGCAACCAACCAAGAAAATATCACCAAACACATTGCTAGGTCATCATTACATCCCTCTTCTGCTTCGAATGAATTATGACGCTGTGCAAATGTAGTTAATTCTGATATAATATCATAATCTACTGTCAATAATTTATCATCTTCCATTAGGGTTTTTAAATTAGAACAACCTAATTTTTTAACTGCAGCAGTAGTTCTTACTCCAAGTTGAGATTTCTTACCACTAAATCCCGATCCTACAATTTGACCAGCACGACCACGCATCGCACACATAAGAACATTATCATATTCCAAATCAAAGTGAAGAATGCTTGCTACCTGATCTCCAATATCATTTACTTCCACCAATAACCAAGAGTCATTGTATCCTTTTGCAACTTCATGAATAACACTCGGAAATAACATTGGTTTAATTTCATTGTTTTTATATTTTGCCACAACTTTATATGGAAAGTTAGTAATGTCAAAAACAATAAATGCCGAATAATCATTGCCAAGACCACGAGCAACGTCTACTGTTATGAGATAATTGTGCTCCTCTTTTGGGTGTTCATAAACATCTAAACCTGCATTTCTTTTGATTGGATCTTCATAAACAAGATTTCGAAGTTTTGCTGGATTAATCAGAGTATTGACAGAACCCAAAAATTCACATTCAAACTCAACCTTAAACTGCTGTTCGGAAGTGTTTGCAATTGTTTGTGCCTTCCAATTTTCGTCCCTACCGGGCACTTCAGACCAATGGACATCAGTTGGCACATATTCGTTCTTGCCACGTTCTGCGTCATGCCACATACGGTAGAAGTGATTCATACCACGTGGTGTAGAAACTATAATAACTTTAGTGCTTTGTCCGGAAGAAATAGTAGGATATACGGACGCAAAGAAGTCATCAGCAATATGATTCGGAATAAACGCAAATTCGTCCAAGAAAATGATGTTGTAGGATCCACCACGAACAGCAGATGCTGATGTGGATGCTGCCATAATTTTGGATCCATTTTCTAATTCTAAACTTCCCCTGTTCCATTGAAGAACACCTTGCTGCATCCATTTAGGAAGATTCTCATAGGCAAGTTGCAATCTTTGGAGAAGATCTCTTGCGGTTGATGCTTTGTTGGCAAGAATGGCAATATTTACATTATCATTATAAAGAGCATAGTGTAATAGGTAAGAAACCACAGTGGTTGATTTACCCGTCTGTCTAGGCATCTTACAGATATTAAATCTGTTCTTATGGAAATTGCTTACAAGTTTTTCTTGGAATGGATACATTTTAAAAGGAACCAATCCATGATCCAGAGAAACAATTTTGATATAATTTTTAGCAAAATATACCGGATCTTCTTTACACTTTAAAAACTCAACAATCTGATCCTCAGTCCATTGAATTGTTGTATTTGCTTTCTTAAGATTTGGATTAGAAAGATAAGCGTCTTTTTGATTCAGTTGAATATCTTGAATTGTCATAATTACCTACTAATTTCCTCCCAGTCCAGTGAAGCAAACACATCAGCACCAGCAGTATCAGATGCAACAACCAAAGTTAACTCATAAGGTGTATTAGTCAATCCATCCCTCTCCAATTGAAATTTGAAGAGTGCTTCTTTGAGAATATCTACAGATACTTGTGATTGTTGTGATGATGAGAAAAATCCAGATGCTAGTATTCTTCCACCACTTACAGTTCCACCATCAATTTTATATTCAACCGCACTATCTGCCCCAGCACTGACCCAAGTTCCTCCAGTTGTAGTTGCAGATGCTCTTACTTGCCAATTATATTGTGGACCGTTTCCTGTTCCCATTAATGATAACGCAGTTAGAATAACAATCGCATCTAACCTATTGGGAGAAGATTTAAGACGAATAGAAAGCACTGGATAATAAGTTCCTGCAGGAGTTGGTAAATCTACTGGTGCCGTAATTGGTGTATTTACTGCCTGCTGCAATCCACGAAGTTCATAACCACCTTCAGAAATTACAGTAGAGCATACTTGTTTGAGTGTGCTTGAACTTGTTGTAATTCCAGTATTTGCAATCTCGTATCTTAAAGGTAATGATGCTGTTGTGATATAAGTTGATTGGATAATATTTGCGTGATGGAATGAATGGCAGTGAACAAAGTTTCCATCAATTACAAATCCAACTCTAACAGTTCCAAGTCCCAACCACTCAATATCCATCCAAAGAATTTGTGCTTTAGAAATATCTAGTGTATATCCAGAAACACCAGTTCCATCTAACTTATCAATATTCCATTCTGTTTGGGGAACTACAGTCTCTGTTCCAGTTGATAGACTTCTTTCTACAAAACTTACCGATGTGCTTCCAATTCCAGAAACTTGGAGATACATTCCATTATCGGCACCAAAGTATCCAACTCTTTGTCTTAAATTTTCCTTTGGAGAATTCATTACAAAAGTATTCAATACTAGTAATGATTTTCCTGGTTGATAGGAGAATACCTTTGTGGTTTCTCTGACAACTGATGAACCACTTGTAGTTCCAATACCTATGTTAATTAAACCTTGTGCAGTTACAAATCCAACTGTAGAACCAGTTCCTACAATTAAATTATTCCAAAGATTATTATCTCTATACCTATGAGAACTATCAAAAAGTGTAAGTGGATTTGATACTCTTGTTCTTCCAAAAGCATCTGGATTTACACTTACTGGAAATCTATTAATATTATCTACTATTCTTCCGTCTCTGGTTGCAACACCATTAACCTCAAATAGAGTCCTCTCTTGATTTAGATAGTCCTGTTCATTCTTATTCCATTGTGCCATTAATCAATCACTCCAGGTTAAACTTTCTGGTCTATATCTTTGTGCGTTCTTAATATTTAAAGAGTTTGATGTTGATGGGTAAATGTTATGAACGATTGCACCAGGATATTCGCCTTGAAGTTGTTCGGCAAGTGCATTTTTGTCCATCATTTTTCCTTCAACTTCCATACGATATAACTTACCTTGCCAAACTACATCGGCAAGAAAAGATTCAGTTGCTTGTTCTGGTTGAGAACTGTTCATATAGAGATTTCCATTAAAATCTCCAGCAATATTGATAGATTCTGATAAAAATTGTTTGAAGGATTTCATTTTAGTTACAGTTCCAACGACGGAGTGCTTTGTTGATTCTTGAATCTGGGTCTCTTGCAGTTTTTGATGAAGTCAATTTTGATTTCATCCCAGACATACGTGAGCAAAATGATTTACGTCTTGATGCTCTTTTACCAGTTGGATTTTTTTCAGTGACTGCAGTTTGAAGTTTTGAACC